AGGTTAATTCCATATACTATTGAATCTCTGCCTTTTGTTACAGGGAATATTCTGTGGCCATAGTTTCTAAGCTCTTGTATTGACTTAGGCTCTGCACTATCTGCGTATATATGTTCTAAAACTCTATTGTCTGTTAAGAAATTGCTTATGTCTCTATTGAGCATACCTTTTCTATAAAGAAGCTCATCAAATATATAAGCATTGTTCCATTTGTATAATCTTATGTAGGTTGTAGGATCAACAGAATAACCAAAGTCAAGACCTGCACAAAGAAGCCTAGCATCATCAGGTATCTTATCAATAGACTTCCAGTCAGGAATACAAGCACCCTCTAAGCTACCTATCTCTCCAAGTCCATATACTTTCCACCAATTAGCCCAATATGTAGATGTCTTAGCTTTTACTTTAGCTTTCTCTATTTCTTTTACTATGGATTCAGGTAGGCTGTTATTGTCTTTGTATGTAAGTGTTAAGAAGTCTGTATCTTCTTGGCCTATCAATTCTTTATCTACCCAAAACAAATTAGTAGGATTATAGTCAAGCCATATATTACCTGATGTTCTTACTGCTAGTTGTTGGTATGCTTCAAAGCTGATATTGTTACACTCATTAATAAATAAGTCTGTTCTCCTAGCACCCCTTAGTTTGTCAGGCTGGTCTGTGCTGAAGAACTCTATATAGCTATAGTTGCTAAATTCGTATTTTAAGATACTTCTATTGAACTTTCTCTCATCGTACCTATTCAAGGCCTTAAGAATGTTTAGAAAGTCTTTTAAAGCACCTCTACGCAAATGAGGTATTGATTCTGCTACTACACTTATTTCTTTGTATGGATTTCTTATTGCATAGTCTATAAGTATCAAAAGAACGGCTATTGTTTTACCAGCAGAGCTACCTCCCCTTATTATTCTTGTTCTTTGATTTAGTGATCTAAGTTTTGTAAGAGCTGTAGTCTTAGTAAACATTAATCTATAAATATTGGTTGGTCATCGTTGATATGAATGTCTTTTGTTTCCTTAGGCCTACCAACATAGTAATTATAATAAAGCTGTACATACTTATAGTCTTTTTTTTCTAATCCCTCTTTAAGAGCTGTAAAGGCTAAACCCTCTAATGGTTTTAGTTTTTCTATAAGCTGTATCTCATCGCTTTTTGGCTTTCTGCCTGACCCTATTCTTTTACCTCCGTGTTTACTCATAACTTGAAAAAACTTGATTAATCAAGATTGTTTATATCTATATATCGAAAAATAATTCAAGTTTTAGTTAGCCTGTATTTCTTTTTGTTCTAGCTCATCTATAATGTTTACTATTTTATCTATGTTTTCGTTGTTAAGATGATTTGCCTTTAATTTGACAAACTCCCTTTTTGATTTGTCGTTTACACCTTTGTTTGTTTTTGTTAGCTGTGTAAGCCACTCTCCTATCTTTCTGTTGTATTGTACATTTGTTTCAAAAGTATTTACTGCGTGTAGTACAGATGAGTGACTTGATGTTTTTCCTTGTGACTGAAAGAATTCTGCTATTTGTTGTAGTTTCATCTTTTCATATTTGTATAGTACCCAAGCTAGTAAAGATCGTACCTCTACTATCTCTATCTTTCTAGTGTTTTCAAATACATCTAGCTTTGTTATCTTTTTTATTCTGTTTGCTATCTTAATTGCTTTATTCATATAAATAATCTTTTTTGTTGTTTATGTATATTAATTCGTTTCTTTGCTGCTTCATAGTATTCTTTGTCTATTTCGTACCCTGTTAAATCATAGCCTAAATTATGACAAGCTATTGCTATACTTCCACTTCCTAAATGAGTATCAAGTATTGTATCTCCTTCTTTTGCATAGTTCATCAATAACCACTCATAAAGTTTTACTGGTTTTTGTGTTGGGTGTATTCTTATTTCTTTATTTTTCATATCGTGTTGTATCATACCGTGCCAAGCTATATCTATAAAGTCAATTTTCTTTAACCAAGAAAGCCAAGCAATTTCTCCTTGACTGTATGTAGGCATAGTGACTTGTTTATGCCAATAAAGCATCCCTCCTTTTAATCCAAAAAAATTAGCACCCCAAATGATTTGTTTTTTGCTCACACGCTTTACTTCCTTGAAATAATTGTCTTTTGGTATTTCGTTGTCCCAATTTGTTTTTCTATAAGTATTAATTTTCGCTTTACTTGTTTTTTCGTGCCTATCAGAATTTTTACCATTATTTTTAACATCAGCATTGATCCCATAGGGAGGGTCAACAATAGCTAAGTCAAATTGATTGTCTGACATATCTTTCATTGCTTTCATACAGTCTTTGTTATAAATGTTTATCAAAGTATTCCCTCTATTATATAATTATCTAAATCGTGGCCTTGTATAAAAAAGTTTTCAAATATCGTTAAGGCCTCTTTTGTTTTTCTTTTACCCTCTAAATAAAAATCCTCACTACACTTCCAAACACCAATATCTAAACTACCTTTGTCAATTACCAAGAATGTAAAATCCTCATAAGACTTATTATACAACTGACAATATAAATAACATTGAACATCGTATGAGTATTTCTTAGCTGAATATGGAAAACCTTTTATGTCTGTTGTTGTCTTTATATCTACAATACCTTTACTACTTAATACATCTGCTTTGCCTCTAAATGGGAATCCTTGTATCG